TGTTGACAGCATAGATGTTGCGTATATCTTGCGTTACGCTGTTATAGGCAATGTTGTTGCCTACCAGCGATGAAACTTTGGTCCATTCTTCAAGTTGGGCACCTTGTGAGTTTAAGGAAAATAACCATACATCATCATTATTGATATTACCTGCATCGACAGCAATTTTTTCGTTAGTGGTTGGCACATCTACTACAAAGTCTGCTAATTCTAATGAGCCTTGTTTAAACTGCACAAAGAATCCGGTGTTGGCACTGCCTGGACCGGATCCGTCGTTTCTATAGATAAATCCCATTTGGTTGCCGGGCACTGGTGGCTCTTCGTAGATGTTTTCGCTGTTTTTAAAAGCTGTGCTAACTATCTCAAAGCTCATTCCTCTGCTGGCCACTGTCTTGGTAAACGAAAACAAAGGTACGTCTGTGGTAACTGTTCGGAATCTATATTGTTCTGTAGGAATTCCTTGAATAATAGCAGAGCCTTGGCTGCGGCCAAATTCTGTGTTGTCTGCCATGGCACTGTTCAACACAGTGAGAAACTGTTCTAACCAGTTGGCGTTTGTGGGGTCGTTCCAAGTTATTAACTGTTGCGCTAGATTTTTTCCGTTGCTGTCTATGAGGGCATCCGTGGTAGAAACAGTTGTAAATTTTAATAGACCGCTTGACGCCACAGTGCGTTTAGCATTATAACTAAGCATGCGAGCTATACGCAGCACACTTTCTTTGGTTTCTGCAAGTTCAATAAAATTTTCTCTGCTGGCAAGATCTATACGAAATGCTAGGCTTTGGCCTAAGAATGCCACAGCATCTATCAGTGCCATGTATTCTGAAGATTCTATGTAATCATTGAAATCTTCTGGGTAGTTTTCACGTAGGTATGTGATGATAACCCTGCGCAGATTTTCAAAGTCGTAGCTGCGGAAATCCGCGTTTTTAAACGTCTGATATATCCTGGTCCAATCTTGATTTAGTATGAGATTGTTTTGTCTGCTGGTTGTGGTCATACCAATATTTACCCTTAAAAATAATATGCTTAGTTAATTACATTACTGTTTTTGTCAAAGTTCAAGGTCATTCGTTCATTGATGTTGAAAGGAATGTACACTATATCTGCTTGGATACGCATGCCCTGATCAGTGCTGTCTATGTTGATTTCAACTACTGAAAATCTAGGATCATAGTTTATGATAGTTTCCACATCTTTGGCTATAATAGATTTAACATCAGGTGTGAATGGTTCAAATAACATGTCCCAGATCACTGTGCCAAATTCTGGATTTTCTAATTTCTCGCCTTTGCGAATGTAGAAATGATTGATCAAGTCTTGCTTGACAAGATTGATGTCGTAGAGTTTAAAGTTCTTATTAGCTTCTTTGGAACTGAATCCTTTATAGGTGAATTGTCCTTGATTCTGTGTCACAGTAGCAGAACGCTGTGCTGCTGTTTGTTGATTGTATAGTCTTGTGGCCATGATTAAGTATCCCTATCTGTTTTATCTGGAGTGAGTAGATCAGGTGTTCGATGTTCGTGCAACACCCAAGGTTCGTGCATAGGAATACGTTTCATAAAACTTTTCACTATGCCTGCTTGATATTTCTTGTCCCAGCCCGCGGCTGAACTTGTGGCGGGATTGTCACGCAAATCGTAGGGTTTGACAAAGTCTGCAGCAACAGCGGTTTCTGCATTATTAGGACCGTTGAGATTGATTTTAGTACCGTTGATCTTGACTTCTGCACTGCTACCGATGCTGATATCTGCTGTGGAACTGATCTTTGTTTCTGCTGAACTTGCTATGTCGAGATCGTTTTTAGTAGATATTTTAGTCTTGGCTCCTACTAGTATGTCAAGATTAGCTCCCACTGTGAGTTTGGCATCTGCATTGACTAGGAATTCCATGTCGGTGGCCACTTCTACATGCCACTTACCGGTTTCAGTTCTCATATTAATGTTTCTACCAGCTTCTAGATTTATATCTCTTGCTGCACGTATGTTAAGATCTTGTTGGGTATGCACACTGATACTGTCTTCTGCAAAGATATCTATTTTACCGTTGCTGGTAAGTTCTATCCAGGCGGTGCCACGAGCATTGGCAATGTAGATCAAATCTTCTGAATTGTGCATCAAGATTTGATGCCCTGTTCTAGTCCTTACTCTAAAGTATTCACTAGCAGGAATAGTAGGAGATCCTGTATCGCCTTTTTTCTGGTTGGCAGGATCCAATAGATCGATATATTTTACTGGGCCTTCTGCGGCAGATTTTTCTCTATGGAATCTATCATTGCCATCATCCATTACTAGTTGTGTGCCACCTAATCTACTTACTGGCACAGCGGCTTGACTGTCTGACTTGCCTATATTTTGTTTTTTAGCACCTGTTCTGCGATCAAGCGGTCCGGGTGTGCTGATACCAAATACCATACTAGGAGCTTCACGTCTTGGTGAACTTGTGTTAAATCCTCTCACATCATCTTCTAGTAATCCCTGTTCAAGAAATCTATCTGCTATAGGATGAACCACTCTAGGATATTTTTCTGGATCAATTTCTTGTTTTTCGCCATTGATACGTTTGTTGACTTCTGCCACAGGCAAAGGCAGTGCGGTATTGCCGTATCTTTTTTTATCTTCAGCATCTAGACTGTTCACTGTGCTACTAGCGATAGCCGGTACCATATGATTAATATTTACTCCCGGTACACAAGCAAACCAATAGCCTGAGGCTGGATCACCGTTGACAAACAACACCAACACATTGACTCCGACATCTGGAGGTACAAACCACATACCGTATGATTTTTGTGTGTCGCTGAAACCGTCGATGGTAGATTTAGTGCCGTCATTTTTACCCATGAATTCAAATGGTGTGTAGCCGAAGAAAGGGGACGCATATTTCACAATAAAAGTTTGACTGTCCTTGCCTGCGGTGTTGGCCTGATCTTTTTGCAAGGTAACTTCTATTGAACCCATAAATGATGGATCGAGGTGACTGATCACCCTAGCGATATAGATGCCGGTGGTTAATCCGCCTTTTCTACCTTCGTCTCCGACTGACGGGCGTGTTAGTTCTGCCATTATTTTTGTCCTAGGTCTCTGTAATATCTAAATCCAGTCACACGCGGTGCCTGGTCTGATGTTGTAGTTGTTGCTTTATTATCTAAACGACGAGAATCTGTAGATGCTCTTTGCCCTGACCCGCCGCCGGATTGTGGTGTGTCTAAACGTCGAGAGTCTGCCGACGATCTACTACCTGCAACCACAGTAGGCGAACCTGTAGAACTATTCTCAACTACTGAAGTCTTAGGAGGTTCTTTTGGACCTATCGCAGTGGCTGGAGTATCGGCTTTATTAGACCTTACCAACTTATCATACTCTTCACCGGTTTCTGGGTTGATGGCTCTTACGGTCTCGGGACCTTGCGGTCCTGGCATCCTTAAACATTTTAATTTTTGTTTCCAATTCCCATCAGAAAACGTGTTGTCGCACTGGACTACACGATATATACCACCAAACGGACTTTCCTCTTGAACTTGTGAAAAATCATATAATCCATTTGTTGTGTTAACATCGATTGGTGTTCTAAATGTAATATAGATATAAACATTTCCACTTTCATAATTCATTGTGCCATCTTCAGTGATTTGAGAAGTGGGCGCGAACGATGAGGAAAAATGATTGGCCATTCCCGAGTCTACCAACCAATAAGGGTCTCCTAGAATTTCCAAGTCTATGGTAACCATATCAGCACTGCTTCCACTGATGAATTTCTGTTGAAAATTTTCTGCAACCTTTTGTTCAACACTTTTTTGATCAGATCCGCCTTTGAGGCCTTCTAGTAACTCTGCACTGCGTTTAGGTCGGTGTCGTCCCATTGGTGCCGCCTGTACTTGGGTAGCCTGTCCTTGTTTGGTGCTTGTGGAAGAAGGCAAGTTTTCTGATGGGAATTGATCTTGTGTGGAAGTTTTAGCACCTTCTGATTCTTTCTTGGGATTGGCTCCTGAATAGAACAAATTATTAATTTGTACGTTAAAGTTCAGAACATCGACATTTTCTCCTGTGTAGATATACTGATATTCTTTCACCACATCTTTCATTACTTCTTTATATCCTATGGGTGCGGAAGTAGCATTGGCGAATATGCTTTGATGCACATAATAAGGAACCACTCTCCAAGTAATCCGTTTGCCGTAATCACCTGTGCTTTCGTCAAGTTCTAATAATTCTATCTGTACATCTAACTTGAACCATTTGATATATCCCTGCGGTGTAAGGTATTGTGGATCAAGAGCTTCTTGAGCATATTCGGAACTTAGAATGACCTGATTTATGATTGATGTTAGAGATTGCTTTTGAGCAAAATGAAAAGCACGTTTTTTAGGATCGATAGTCATACCGTCCCTTATCATCACGCCTGTTTTTTCATCGTATTGATCGCCGGCACGCTTGAACAACGGTCTTCCTCCTGAGCTTTGATCAAATCCAAACCCAGCTGACGCTATGCTGTTTTGATCTAATAGTTGAGGATCAATTTTGATCAAAGAGGCCGACACTGCTTTTATCTGCTCTTTTTTCTCAGGGTCAACTGTGGCTTTTTTTATTTCTACTTTGTTGCCTGCTGAACTTTTCCAGTCACTGGAAAGTATAGGAAACTGTATCACATACTCATCTTTTACTTCTATTTCTTTATCTATAACAAGTTGTCTTTCAACTTCATTTAAAAAAGATGTTAAACTTCCCTTACCATCTACTAACATATCAAACACATGGCCGCGGCCTTCGGCAAAAAGTTTAACATCGCTGTAAGAGATATTAACTGAACTTGAAAATCCCTGATGATTATAAGGTATGGCTTCAACTTTATATGTGCTTCCGCTTTCATTCACTGAAAATTTCACTGAGGTTAATTTTAGTACGAAAAACTTGGGTTTGATATTTGATATTACTTGGCCTAATTGATCGAAACCTTGTATGTCCATGCGTAATACAAAAGGAGCATTATCTAGATAACTTAGGTATGTTGCGTTTTTTGCGGCGGACTGCATGCTCTGCAACAACAATCCCATAGAATGTGGTTCAATAATATCAAATTCAAATTTCACCGCGTTGGAATTACCGGAGGCTTCATTGGCTCCGATGATATTTTTCATCATAAAATTGTTGATATAATATTCAGGCGCCGAGGACGCAAAAGATTTGCTTATAAAAATTTTTTGTCTTTGAGAATTAAATCTACCTGCACTTGAAAACACAATGTTCGTTAACTCACCGGGGCTATTTCTATATGTTCGAGGGTCATTGAATTGCGCAGGAGTAAGACAGGCCATGGTCCAAAGCACTGTAGAACTAGAAAATACCTCCATGGGATTTCGTATCACTGATGGAAGATTTGGATTTTTAGAAACACCATTGTGATCGCCAGGGGCTTTCTTTGTAGAAAATCCTCCTCTCAACGGATTCGATGCTCTTGTAGGATCTTGATTGGTTACATTTTCAGCTGTGCCTTGTGACACAGAAATAGTCGGAGACCCAGTCAGTGCCACTGACCCGTCTGGTTTAAAAGTTAATTCTTGGCCTTCGGGAATAAATCTTGCTACCATTTATACTCCTAGGAACTTTTGTAGATTGGTTTTCTTAGGAAGGTATATTACTACTCCTGGCTCAAAGTCGTATATGGGGTCTTTGATCACACTCATATTCCGCTGTACAAACACCCACCATAGTTTTGCACTGCCGTATACGTCAAAGGCCAACAAGTCGGGCCGATGTCTATATTGATTTTCTATCACATAACGAAAATCATCTGGTTCAGAAGGTACTGGGCGTATTTCTAATAAATCAAGATAGAAATTATTTTGTCTAGTATTTGCCCAGGGACTGTTTTTATTATAATCGGCCATTAGATATATCCTACTCCGCCTTCACCAGACATTCTGCCTCGAGCATAGTCTTGAAGATTAAACTTTCTTAGCCCTTGTCTAGTATAGACGGGTGCTACCACCACAGTTATGGTGCTGAGTGTAGGTACCCAAGTATATCTGCCGTTGTCAAATGGGTCGCATCGAATATAATTTATATCATCTTTAAAATCTACAGAAAAAGATTTTATAATAATAGGTACATTTTCAAATATACGAGCACCATATCCCGATAGTGTACAGATAATAGGAGGATTGCCTGCTAGTGGTGATTGGCCAAAAAACATTTTAGTGGCTGTTTTAAAAAAGGTGGTTGCTGCAATCCAATAGGCGCCTTCCGTGTTGGTCTCGCAACTGAATTCACCGCTGATCGTGATATCATCTATCACACTGTTTTTATAACTATACTGAGCATAATTGCCATGTGTGATCGGAATAGGAGTGTATTCTGCTTTGGTACTAACAGTGATACTAGGCATGTATGGCCAGACCACACCACCTGTGTCTTTGAGATCCTGAAACAGCGGACTGTTAAAAACATCCCAGCTTTGGCAATTTATACGCACACGCCAGTCGTCTGCGCTGCCGGTACTGAGCTGTATGGCTTCTCCTTGTGAGGCATATGTCTGTGCATCTTTTGGAATGTTGACACCACGTTTAAGACTAAGTACATTGTTAAGCATTCCGGCGGCTGCACCGATACCGGCGGCTGCTTTCATTAATCCACCTGCAAGGTTACCGCCAGTGAGTTTGTTAAGTGTTCCAGAAATATCTGCTGCTATGTTACTAGTTGACCCTGCTGCTGATCTTAATTTGTCTATCGCCCCGCCGACTGCGCTGTTGACTGTGACGTTTCCGCCCATAGCACTATTACCGAAGTTTTTTATACCGCCGGCCATTTGGTTCAATCCTGATTTCAGTCCGCCTGAAAGTTCATTGGCTTTTTCGTCCAGTTTAAGTTTTGAAACTTCAGAAGCAGCACTTTGTAATGCAGCCTGTCCTTCGTTGGTAGCTTGGGTAGCGACGTCTGAAAGACTTGCTACCAATAGTGATAACGGGTTCACAGGATTACCGCCTGGGCCCGAGGATGGTTTAGACGATGCACCAACGCCAAAAAACGCTGTTGCTTTTTCATTAATTGCTCGATTGTTAGCCACTTGTGCAGCAGAAATGCCCGTAGGGTCACCACTGGCCTTATTGATTCTATCAGCTTCTTGTTGTGCGGTTTCAGGATAAGTCTTGCGAGCCATTTTGAGCAGATTTCCTTGTCATATAGACTATTTATTATGATAAAAATGTGCTATTATATAATATATAACGGAGAATTCTAATCAATGATTGTACCTAAAATTAAGTACCTAACCAACA